AAAGCTTTATTTAATGTTAAAACTTATATTATAAAAACTAATGATAATGGAATATCAGAAATATCAATAAGAGGAATACCACCTGTTAAAACTGATAGTTTTGGTCGCAAATGGATTAGTTGGGTTGATACACCACAAACAGATTTACAAGAAATGGACGTAAATGGTAAGTTTGTTTTTGTAGGTGTTACTGCTAATGGAGTAATGCCACAAGTAGCCACGCCAGTTGGATTACTAGAACCACACAAGATTCAAGCAGCACTCGCTGAGTCCATACTTATACAAGACAGTCCTTTTATACCTGATTGGGCAATAGCAGTAGAACTTGTTATATTTTTAGTCACAGTTAGCCTTATATGGCTTGTTTTAATACGTTTTGGCATTACATGGGGAATTATATTAGGCTTAAGTATTATGGTTTCTACTGGCTCTCTTGGATATTACCTTATAAAAACAAACTTACTTGTTGATGTTACCTGGTCTTTAATATCACAGTTTATTACTGGCACCACAGCATTTTATATAAGATTTAGAGAGCAGTTCAAGTTAAGACTGCAAATTAAAAAACAGTTTGAACACTATCTTGACCCACGACAAGTCAAAAAATTACAAGATAATCCTAATTTGTTAAAACTTGGAGGCGAAAAAAAATATTGCTCGTTCTTGTTCACCGACGTCAGGGGATTTACAAATTTGTCTGAAAAATTAGAGCCTGAACAAGTAACAGACATAATGAATAAAGTATTAACTGCACAAGTTACTTGCATACAGGCACATGGTGGTATGGTGGATAAATTTATAGGTGATGCTTGTATGGCAATATTTGGAGCACCATTAGATTTAGATGAACACGAAAAAAAAGCAGTAGCTTGTGCTCAAGATATGCGTACTGCAATCATACAGCTACAAAAAGATTTACCAGAACCGATAGCTATTGGCATAGGTGTAAATTCTGGTGAAGCAGTAATAGGTAATATGGGTTCTGATACAAGGTTTGATTTTTCTGCTATTGGTGATGCGGTAAATGTAGCCGCAAGATTAGAGTCTGCAACAAAAGAAGCTGGTGTTGACATCTTAATTGGTAAAAATACTGCAAAAAATTGTAAAAATGTATTAAAATTACCAAAACCTATAAAAGTTAAAGGTAAAACAAAGGCTTTACAAATATGGACAGTTTAAAATGATGCAACAAATATTCATAGGTATAATTTTAGTTTTAGGCATGGGTTGTTATTGGCTATATCAAGAAAACTCAACTCTGAAAGCTAATAATGTAGTTTTAGAAGGTGCTATAGCCACACAAGAAGCAACAATTAAATCTATACAAGCCGACTATGAATTACAAACAAAACAAATGAATAATCTTGTTGTAAAAAGCCAAGAAGCACAAAAAGAACTTTCCAGATACACAAAATTTATACAAAACTATGAATTAGCTGAAAAGATACTAGCAGACCCAGTAGAAATGCAGAGGAAAATAAATAATGGAACAAAACATATTATGGAAAACATTGAGCAAATCAGCAGTGATGTTGATGGCCTTGATGATGGTTTACAGTTGCAGCCTGATACCGACTAAAAAAATAGAAGTATCAGCAAAACCTATAGATAGGAAAATAGTACAACCTATTATGCCTAGAGAAATAGACTTGCAAGAGCCTTTATGGATTGTGGTTACACCTGAAAACTACGAACAACAACTAGCCTTTATAGAAGAACAAGAGGGAGAGTTAGTATTTCTTGCTATGACTATTCCTGACTACGAAGTTATGGCATACAACATGCAAGAAATCAAAAGGTATATCACTGAACTTAAAGATGTAGTGGTGTATTATAGAAAAGTAACTACAACTGAGGAGCAAGAAAATGAGTAATTCACCAGAAGCATTTGTATATAAATGTAAACTAAAATCTGTAACTGATGGTGATACAGTAAGATTGGAAACTATTGATTTAGGCTTTTCTGTTCAACTACACAACAAAGCTGTCAGAATAAACGGCATTGATACACCAGAAAGCCGTATAAATATAAAAAAATACCCAGAAAGAACAAAAGAAAAAGAATTAGGTTTATTAGCTAAACAAAAATTGAAAGAATGGCTAGTAGGTGATATAACACTTAAATCTTATGGAACAGATAAATATGGAAGAGTTTTAGGTGACATATTCTGCGATAAAGGAAATATTGCTGAATTGCTTGAAAAAGAAAATCTTGCCGTACCTTATTTCGGTGGGACAAAAACAAAAAAATGGGGAGAATAATATGAATATTTCACAAGAAGGATTAGCACTAATTAAAAAATTTGAAGGCTGTGAACTTGAAGCTTATAAATGCGCTGCTGGCGTTTGGACAATAGGCTACGGCTCAACCAAAGGAGTCAAAGATGGTGACAGCATTACACAAGAAGAAGCAGACAACTTATTACTGCATGAAATGGAAGAGTATGAAGGTTATATAAACGACATGGTTGAGAATAAATTAAAACAAAACGAATTTGATGCTTTAGTTTCGTGGGTTTTTAATCTAGGCCCAGCTAATTTAAAAAGTTCAACTTTATTAAAAGTTTTAAATAGTTCACATCCAGATTGGAATGATATTCCTGCACAAATAAAAAGATGGAATAAAGCTGGAGGCAAAGTTTTACAGGGACTTATTAGAAGAAGAGAGGCAGAGGCTTTATTATTTGAAGGTAAAGAATGGCACGAAGTTTGACGATATGTAATACTAGCATCAGGCGTTTACGCTTAGAGCTAGGTTGCAAAAGTTATCGTCGCTACCTTGTGACTTAGCTCGTTTATGAAAGATGTATCATTTAAAGATTTTGATATTCTTTCTGAACAGGATAAATCAGAAGCCGTAGCTTTATTACAAAGATACGACCAGCTTGAAAAACAAGATGACTGTCAAAATGATTTTATAAGTTTTCTTAATCACATGTGGCCTGATTTTATTGAAGGCAGACATCATAAAATAATTGCAGACAAATTTAATCGTATAGCAGAAGGCAAGCTAAAACGTTTAATTGTATGTTTACCACCAAGACACTCTAAATCTGAATTTGCATCAACATTTTTTCCTGCATGGATGATGGGAAGACGCGGCAACTTAAAAATAATACAAACAACTCACACAGCTGAATTAGCTGTTAGGTTTGGTCGTAAGGTAAGAAATATTATAGATAGCACAGAGTATCAACATATATTTCCAGATTTAAAACTACAAGCAGATAACAAATCAGCTGGTCGTTGGACAAGCAACCAAGAGGGTGAGTTTTTCGCAGCTGGTGTTGGTGGTGCTATAACAGGTCGTGGTGCTGATTTATTAATAATTGATGACCCTCATAGTGAACAAGATGCTTTATCACCTAAATCTTTGGAATCAGCTTATGAATGGTACACATCTGGTCCTAGACAGCGTTTACAGCCTGGAGGCATCATAGTTATAGTTATGACTAGATGGAGTACAAAAGATTTGGTTGGAAAAGTTTTAAAAAAACAAGGCGATGAAAATGCAGACAAATGGGAAGTAGTAGAGTTTCCTGCAATTATGCCAGAATCAGATAAACCTCTTTGGCCAGAGTTTTGGAAAAAAGAAGAATTGTTAGGAGTGAAAGCATCATTACCTATATCTAAATGGAATAGCCAATGGATGCAAAATCCCACAGCAGAAGAAGGCTCTATAGTTAAAAGGGAGTGGTGGAATAGATGGGAAGATGAAGATGTACCACCATATAGTTATGTAATACAAAGTTATGATACCGCTTTTTCTAAAAAAGAAACTGCGGACTACTCAGCTATTACGACTTGGGCAATTTTTAATCGTGGCGATGAAAACAATGATGAAATAATTTTATTAGATGCAAAAAGACTTAGGTGTGATTTTCCTGAACTAAAAAAACTTGCTTTAGAAGAATACAGGTATTGGGAACCAGATTGTGTTTTAATTGAGGCTAAAGCCTCTGGAACACCTCTTACGCATGAACTAAGGCGCATGGGCATACCAGTTACATCTTACTCACCTAGTAGAGGACAAGATAAAATAGCACGTATGAACAGTGTTGCACCTATATTTGAGTCTGGAATGGTTTGGGCGCCCGAAGATGATTTTGCAGAGGATGTAATAGAAGAAATGGCTTCTTTCCCATTTGGTGATTATGATGATTTCTGCGATAGTGCTACAATGGCTTTAATGAGATTTCGTCAAGGTGGTTTTATATCTCTATATGAAGATTATCAAGATGAAGTAAAACTACTTAGTAAAAATAGGACGGTTTACTATTGAAAACTTTTGCAACTACTTTTGAATGGGATGGCGACCTACATGCAGGCCCACTAATACATGCAAAAAATTTTGAGCAAGCAAAATTAATAGCAGAGTATCATGGCCTTTTGATTGATGGTGAATTAGAGGCTATCATAGGAAGTGAAATAGGGTTGGAATCAAGTACAACCAAAAGGGTAATACATTAATTATGGCTATAGATAAACAATTAGGAACACAAGACGACCCAGATATTAGAAGAACTGGGTCTGCTGTTGAAATAGTACCAGACACAACTAGAGACGAACAAATTGCTGCTGCTGCACAAATATTGGTTGATGAAGAACAAGTTTTAATAGACGAAGAAATAACACCACAAGCACAACCAGAAATGAGTTTTGATGCAAACCTTGTAGACTTTATAGATGAAAACACCTTAGAAAAAATATCTAGTGATTTATTAGATTCTATAAGTGGCGATAAAGAATCAAGAAGTGAATGGGAAAAAACATACACAGATGGTCTTAAATATCTAGGCATGAAGTTTGATGAAACTAGGTCACAACCGTTTGAGGGCAGTTCTGGTGTAGTGCATCCAATTTTAGCAGAAGCCGTTACTCAGTTCCAAGCACAGGCTTATAAAGAAATGTTACCTGCGAAAGGACCAGTCAAAACTGAAATAATAGGTGCTAGAACGATAGAAACAGAAAATCAAGCTGAAAGAGTCCAAGAATTTATGAATTATTATATTCTTAATAAAATGGACGAGTATGACCCTGAACTTGACCAAATGCTTTTTTATCTTCCTTTAGCTGGCTCTTGTTTTAAGAAAATATATTTTGATTTTGTTTTAAATAGAGCAGTTGCTAAATTTATTGCACCAGAAGATTTAATCGTGCCATACGAAGCACCGGACATTAGTTCTGCTGAAAGGATTACACATGTAATAAGCATGTCGGCTAATGAAATTAAAAAACAACAAGTATCTGGTTTTTATGCCAATGTAGATATTGGCTCTGGTAGTTATAGTGAAGATATGTCTGATATATCAGAAGCTATAGATGAAATACAAGGTATATCTTCATCTTATAAAGAAAATAGAAATAGAACCGTATATGAAGTACATACAGTTTTAGATTTAGAGGGTTTTGAAGACATCAATCAAGAAGGCATGGAAACAGGTCTCAAACTACCATATATTGTTACTATTGAAGAAGATTCTCAACAAATATTATCAATTAGAAGAAATTACCGTCAAAATGACCCGCTTAAAAATAAAATAAATTATTTTGTTCAGTACAAATTTTTACCTGGATTAGGATTTTACGGCCTTGGTTTATCACACATGATTGGTGGACTATCAAAAGCTTCAACATCTATCCTTAGACAACTTATTGACGCTGGTACTTTAGCAAATCTTCCTGCTGGTTTTAAAGCTAGAGGTATGAGAATCAGAGACGAGGACGACCCATTACAACCAGGTGAGTTTAGAGATATAGATACTACTGGAGGCTCATTAAGAGAAAACCTCATACCGTTACCTATTAAAGAACCTAGCAGTGTTTTAATGCAATTACTTGGTATTTTAGTAGATTCTGGTAAAAGATTTGCTGCTATAGCTGACATGAATGTTGGTGACATGAATCAAGCCATGCCAGTTGGAACAACTGTTGCTTTATTGGAGCGTGGCACAAAAGTTATGAGTGCAATACACAAAAGATTGCATTACGCTCAAAGAATTGAGTTTGGATTACTAGCAAAAGTATTTAGTGAGTATTTACCGCCGGTTTACAATTATCAAATTGGCTCTGGTTCACAAGAAGTAAAACAAATGGACTTTGATGATAGAGTTGACATCATACCTATATCTGACCCTAATATATTTTCACAAAGTCAAAGAGTCACACTAGCACAAGAATTATTACAAATGGTGCAATCTAACCCTGAAATACATGGGCCTATGGGTATTTATGAAGCATATAAAAGAATGTATGCAGCTTTAGGTGTTGACAACGTAGATTCTTTACTACAACCACCGCCTGACATGACACCTAAACCTGTAAATGCTGGACAAGAAAACGCTGGGTTACTTTTAGGACAGCCTGCACAGGCTTTTCCTGAACAAAACCATGAAGCTCACTTAGAAGCACATAAAAGTTTGTTTTTAACAGAAATTGTAAAACAAAGTCCACAAGTTCAAGCTTTGATAATTAGTCACTGCATGCAACATTTACAATTTTTAGCAGGACAAATGGCACAAGAACAGATGCCTCCAGAAGTTCAACAAAGAATACAAGAGATACAAGCACAAATGCAACAAGTTAGTCCAGAAGAGGCTGCACAAATACAGCAACAAATACAAATGATTATTGAGCAATATAGTTCTTCTATAATGGCACAATTAACTAGCGAATTTTTACAATCAATAGGTGTCGGTGGTAGCGAAGACCCACTTGTAGATATAAGAAAAAGGGAGCTTGACTTAAAAGATAAAGAATTAGATATGGAATCTGAACAATTTGGTTTAAAACAAAATCAAAGACAACAAGAAAAAATGATGGATAGTCAATATCAACAACAAAGATTAGATGTGCAAAAACAAATAGCAGATGATAAACTTGATGTAGCTATAAATAGACTAAAACAAAACGCTGATTTAAAATTATTAGAGTTAGAAAATAAAATACGGGGAATACAATGACAACATCATATAAATTAGAAGCTATAGCAAAATTAAAAGCTGAAAAAAAACAAATGCGACAGCAAGAAGCTATAGAATTAAAACAACAACAAGAAGCCGAAGATAAGGCGCATCAAGAAAATATGGCTAGAATTGAAAAAAAGATGGCTATAATAAATGGTGAACAGGTTGTTGAAAAAAAACCTAAAAAACAAGTAAAAAAAACACAGCCAAAAAAAGTAGCTGCAAAAAAAACAGTCGCAAAAAAAAGAGGCAGACCAAAAAATAGTAAATAAATGGACGATATAGAATTAATAGAAAAAATTAAAAAGACCATATCTGAAAGAGAACTGCAAATACAAGAAACACTAATGTCTGGTGGACTAAAAGATATTGAACATTATAAATATTTGCAAGGAGAGCTTTCTGCTTTATACTATATTGCAAATGCAATTAGTGACATAGGCAAAGATATATGACAGATGTACAAAAAAATAACGTAATGGCAAAAAAATTAGCAGAAGCTTATGTTGAGCCAGATGCGATAGTTTTAGACCCAGAAAAATTAGATAAAACAATTTTAGACAGGATGCCACAACCGACAGGATGGAGAATGTTAGTTTTACCTTATGCTGGTAAAGCAAAAACAGACGGTGGTATCATACTTACAAAACAAACAACAGACCGCGAATCTTTAGCTACAGTAGTAGCTTATGTGGTAAAAAAAGGACCACTTTGCTATAACGATAAAAAACGTTATGGCGATACTCCGTGGTGTGAAGAAAAACAATGGGTTTTAATAGGGCGTTACTCTGGCTCTAGGTTTAAACTTGAAGATGGTGCAGAGGTCAGAATCATTAATGATGATGAGGTTATAGCCACCATTCTCAATCCAGATGATATAGTGAGCTTATGACGATAGAAAATGAAAACAAACAAATTCAACCAGAAGTTGAAGAAATACAGGTAGAGGTTACTGATTCTGAATCACAGGAGGTGTCTCAAAATGCTTCTAGTGAAGATGAACTAGAAAATTACACAAAAGGTGTATCAAAAAGAAT